GGTCGCCAACGTCAATGCATTTGCTGTAGGAGAAGCTGTAGCATCTGCTGTAACTGTAACTGTTCCAACACCTAATGTTAATGGGTTAGCTGTAACACTTACATTTGCTTGACCAGTAATACTTAAAGTACCAAGACCTAAAGTTAATGGATTAGGAGTTGCCTCTTCTGTAACGGCATCTGCTATGATACCTACACTTCCAATAGTAATAGTTAATTGATTACCTGTTACTACAACTGCTACATCTGAATCGGGTCCTGATGTAGCAAAAGGTAATGCTGATATTGCGTCAAATCCTAAACTCATAATAATCCTTAAAAGGAGACAGTGAGGTATGTGGTGGAGTCACTGCCTCCATTTAAAGATTATATTACTTTCTGAACCAACTTGGAAGTCCTAAATGAAGCCTTGTATCATTTATGTTTTGAGCTGCATTTTCAGATTTTTGGTCGTTATAGTGTAAAAATACTTGCACACAATGATCTCCTAAAAACTCTTCTCTCCAATGTTCTAGTTCATTGCCTCTATAAACCAACATATCTCCTGGTTTTAAAACAACCTTTACGCCTTTATTATTACTAACATTAGTTATTTTTTTACCATCAGCAACACCTACATTTTTCTTTGGTTCCAAATGTATAGGCCAAGGATCACCACCCAGATTTAATGTTGTAGATATCTCACAACTAAATCTGTCTTTGTGTCTTTTTAAAACATCGCCTGTTTTATATATTCTTGCGTAAGAATATGTAGGATACAACTGTATTTTTGTGGTCTTTTCCATTATGGGTAAACACCTCGTTAACAAAGTTTCCATGGCTATATCTGCATAATGAGAATAACTATTTGGAGCTTGATCGTCTCCTTTTAAATCACCCCATTCATTTGAGAATGTTGAAATGTATCTCTTTTCAATCATCGTCTGTACAACTTTTCTTTTCATTAAAAAGTAATTATAGACAAACTCTGCTATATCTTTTGATATAGCCTGTTTAATTACACAATATTTATTTTTTTTGAAGCTCATCTTTTTGACTCCTTTCTTTTGATATGGCTGTTTCAACAACTTTAATATTCCAATGAATAAACCTAAATGGTTCTAATCCTGGATCTACTGCAAATTCATGAGGAACATAACCTGGAAAGATAATCATTGTTCCGGGTTGTGGTTTATAATGAACTTGATTAGATCCTAATGTAATTTGTTCTTGATTTTTTAATGGTAACTTTGTCATTTCTGCACCAGGTCTTGGTTCATGAAAAATAGGATAAGATGTTTTTTCACTACATTTTAAAAAATAAAATCCTGAAACATGTTGATTCCAATGTTGATGTGTAGAGTGATGACCACCACCTTTCTCGCTAAATTCTTGCACCCAAAACTCTGTAAAGTGTAGGCTATGGTTTTGTAAATTAAATCCTTGCCAATCTAAAAACTCATAGGATCTCTGTCCTATAAATTGAACTAAATCTTTTACTTTAGGATCATTAGAAAAACTTTCACTATGTTTTGATAAACCAAATGTGCCTATATCTTTTTTCCATTTTGGTTCATTTTTTAATCTATCTTTTAAAAGTTTTTCAGCTTTCTTAATATATTTATCGGTTACTTTAATTGTGTTCTTCAAAAACATCGGTGCTTCTGCAATCCACAATGGTGTTTGAAAATAAAATGCAGATTTAAAATCTACGTGTCCTTTTGGTTTACTACTTCCGCCTTGTTGCATATTATTTAAATGGATAGCCTATATTCCATATTACTAGACTATTCCTTTCTCCTTTGGTTACTGGTTTGACTCTATGCCATACAAACGAAGGAAACACAACCAAAGAGCCTTTTGGTAATATTTCAGTACACGCTCTAATGTTAGGTTTTTTATCAGGGTCTTCATTCCTAAAATCAAACTCTAACTCTCCACCTTTGTATTCTTTTGGATCTGTTAACGTTACGGTCACAGATAGTTTTCTAATCTTACCTTTTGTTGGACCTTCTTCTACATAAGGCTTATCCCAACTATCACAATGCCAATCGTAATATTGGCCTTTTTTATATATCGTAAATTGACAAGCTTCTGAATAATCCCAAAAAAAATTCCACCCAGCATTTTGATTTGCCATGTGAACATATGGTTGTATTTCTTTGTATATCCATTGATCACTCATCCAAACAATATTTGAATCTCTTTTCTTTTGTAAATTTTTTACTTCTTCTTTAGTAAGAGGTTGTCTAGATAAATCTCTATCTCTACCAAAACCACCTGTGATGGCCATGACTTCTCTCTCTTTTTCTGCTTTACCATATTTCACAATCATATCACAGATTCTTTCAGGGATAGCAGATTGAAAATACCAAAAATAATTAGTTAGATTCATGCTATGACAAACCACCCTGTTGCAATATATTTTTGTTCTGTTTTAGAAATTATACCCGAATGAGGATGAGTAAAATCTGCAGGCCATAAAATAAGATCCCCTTTTATTGCTTTAGTAACAACTTTTTGATAAGGAAATATAGTTCCTCCCTCATCTTTTACAGTATTTAAGTATAACATATAAACAACTTTTCTATCTTGAACATCTTTATGGCCTCTTTCATAATGTAAGACAGAATAACCAGATCCTGGTTGATAGTGTTGAATTTTATTAGTGGTATGAGTTTTAAGTCCACTACGTATTTGATATTTTTTTGCATATTTGGTTACAGCTTCACCTAAAGATTTAAAAAATTTTATAATTGTTGGATCTTGAGAATCATTATAAAATAAAGAATCATTAGTGTTTGGAATATCTTTTCTTAACTTTGTATACTGTTTATTATCTTTGTAATATTTTATTAAATCATCACAAAGTGATGTTGGTACTTTATATGTTTCAATAAAATTATATATATTCATAGTTAATTGTTAAAATTATATTTAAACCTTTTGAAGTATTTGGTGAAAAAGAATATTTATTAGTAGCTGGAAACATTATAAATTCATTATTCTTTATAGGTATATGCCAAGTTCTATTTTTTCTTCTGTTATCATCATATTCGATAATACATTCTGAAGAATCTTCTTTAACATCAACTCCATAGATAAGTGTATAGTCAGGCGAATTACGTAAATCAACGGGTTCGACTTGATTTCTAGTCCAAGACTTTTCTTTAGGATGCATGACATTACCATGCATAGTTTTAGACACTAAAGTTTTACCATATTCAACTCTCCAATGATCTCGCATATAATCTTGCATCCATTGTAAAGGTTGAGAAAAAGGAACTACGTAATCATCAAAAGCATAAGCTTGAGGATTATTATTAATTCTATTTTTCTTTACGTAAGATTCTATAATATCGTTTCTTATTTTATCGAGATCAATCTCAAAGCCTTTTGGCATTGCAATCTCGCCATGATATAAATCGACTTCAGTTAATACTTTCTTTTGCATACCTATCTAGTATGTAATTAACTCCAATAATAATGTCAAGTGGATTATTGAGCGACTTTATCCCAAGCACCTGTAGATTCATTCCACTCATAATAATGAGTAAGCATTTCTTCTTCAGATAACGCTGGAGCATCACCCACTGGTGATTGCCATCTTGCTTCTGCCACATTTAGGACCCAACTAGCATAAGGTTTCTTGTTAATGAAAATATCGTTATCTTCATCATAAGTCATACCTATTCCTGCGTAATTACCTCTTAAAGGTGTTCCGCCATTTTTGTGTTGTCCGCCAGATGTATTGTAAGATGTTTTTTTCCAAAGAGGCCAGCTATGGATTCTTTCTAAAAACTGTCTTCCTACTTCTTCATCTTCAATACCATCAGCATTTTGACAATCTTTATCAGCTACAACATGAACTGCTATAACTTTATTGTTTGCTCCTAGTTTTGCGTAATGTGCCATAATGTTTCTCCTTTGTTGTTTATATATTAATTATTAAAATTTGTAAAACCATTAATTTTGGAATTTATACCTAATTATTACTATTCCTGAACCACCTGTTCCTGCAGTTCCTGAATCTCCTACACCTTCTCCTCCACCACCGCCACCTCTATTAGTTGTTCCATTTGATCCATGTGTTCCACCTGTCCCACAAGGAGAGGCAGTGCTTCCTATTGAACCACTATTTGAACTTCCTCCTCCACCACCTGCGTACGCTATTGCAGATGCATTAATTGAAGTTGTTCCACCTGTTCCTCCTGGAGCGATAGAACCACAACTAGGTGTTGTACCGGCAGTAGTAGCACCCCCTCCACCAGCTGAACGTTGTCCACTAGGATTACTACCGTTACCGCCATCATTTCCTTGCGGTGGACTAACTGGGGGCGTATTTCCTGATCCACCAGCATTACTACATTGAGCTCTGCCACCACCACCAGAACCTCCATTGGCTCCAGTCTTTACTCCTGATCCACCAGAACCTCCGCCACCGCCTCCTGCTGATGTAATCGTTGAAAAAGTTGATGGTGAACCTGAAG